CGTTTTTCTATCTTTTCAATTTTAAATTTTAAATTTTTTTCAGTTTCGGTCATTTTACCACATGGACATAGCCAATTCTTCCCTCATAAGAGGAGTTACATTATAGATACCACCCGCAGCAACATCAGCAAACTCCCTTTCTTCAAGACTCCTACTCAGACAATAGAACTCTGGTGCCCAATCAGCAAACTTCTCCTCGGCGTATGTTGTATAATGGAGAACAATCGGATTAAAATGGTTCTCATGTTTCTTTTCCAAGAAGGTTTGAGAAACATCTTGATCCCCAAATAAACTAGTCCTAATACTCCACCTACTCATCAGAATCCAAAAAGCGAACTCATCCATTATCCTGTAATTGGGAATACTGTAAAATACTTTGAATGTACGAATCCGTTCCAATAGATCTGTGTAATATTCCATAACTTCTGGCGTAAACAACTTGTGTACACTCTGATTCAGTAATATCACACCTAAACAATACTTCTGTACCTCTGTCTTACCACCTTGAGACATAATAGCAGCATCCAACAAATCCAAATAGAATCGTGGGTCTTCTCCGGCACATCCAAGATTCGGATCATGTCGAAATCCAAGTTCCTCTCGTCCGTATACGGGATCACGTTTGTATATGTCGAATAACAGTCCAATATCTCCATGACAGTATGTGTCGGCATCCATATACAATAGATTCAAGTCTTCATCCGCCCATTGTGACATATTATACCATCGATGAATACACCATGCATTAGGTTCAGTACCTTTAAAAGTATCAGAAAAACCAAACATCTTAATATCAAACTCATCACATAATTCTGTCCAACGTACATCATCTCCATCATAGCAGAATCGAACTTCAATATCTTTATTAAACTTCCTCAGACTTCTCCAGGATATCCTCATTCTTTTTAATTCATGATCTCCTATAGCTGGCTTATTTGGAGCTTCCATAAAAGAATAAAAGACTACATTCTTGTTTACTCCACCCTGTTCATTCAACATTAGGTTAGTGCGTGGAATCGTAGTCCTATACTGGTCTAGGGCTTCTCTTATTGTTTCTTTGTAGGTTACAATATCTGGACTCTGAACATTCTTATTCTTAAGTTCCATTAGGTAGGTATGTAATTCTTCACTAGTCATGATTTTTTCTGTGCCTCTAATAATTTTCTTTCTAATTCTTGTTTAGAAACTTTTCTTATATTCTCTTTTATTCTTTCTTTCCTATATTCGGAATGTTTCTTTGGCTTAGAATGTTCACTCTTTTCTTTCTCCCTTCGTTCCATCTCAATCTCTTTTCTTGTCTTTCTCCTTTTCTCTGATTCCTTCTGTAATAGGTACTTCCATTGTGGTGAACGAGACTCATCCCATTTTCTGTATTGTGACATTATTCCTTTCTTGTGATAAAGTGGGTCAAGCGGCTGGATATACCTAGTAACCGGTTTAGGTCAAGGGTCAGCAGCCCATTTGAGTTTAAACTAGTATACTCTCACTTGACCCATTATTAATATATATGGGTCCGATTAATTTGTGGGGTGGACCGTTAGAAAAACATTTCACCTCCAGATAAAACGACCATCGGGTAAACCCGTCTTGGAGTCCTCAAGGGTGCTTTTTAATCTGTTATAAAACAACCGCTAAAGATCCACCACCCCAACACCACACACCCCACCAACACTGCGATTGGTGGTCAACTGCTCCAGAAACTCCCTTCAGTCCCTACTGGTACACCTTATACCACACACCCCCTATACACTCCTCACCCACGTATCTGTGCGTGGAAGGTGATGGGCTGTACTGCGCATCAAAGTTCCTCTCTTGCTCTGGCACAAAGTCATACGAAACCTTGCCTAGAGCTTCTTGGATATCATCCCAGTCTTCTTCGTTCTTTCTTTTCATTAGTCACTCCATATAAGAAAACCCCCATGCCATCTCTGACACAGGGGAAACAATAAGAATAAAGATTTAAGTAGTACAGTTTTTGTTATGCGGGCTCTGCAGTGATGTCGCAGGTCTCCGGGAGTCATGTACTAGGACATTCCCACCTCACAGGGTAGGCCGTACCCTGATCTGTTCGACAGACAATCAAGGAAGAAACATCTCGTAGAGTCTGTCTGAGTGGCTTGTTCCCACCCTCTGATCTCTGACACTCATCTCAGGCGCCGTCACATCGGCCGTCTACACCCCCATTACTCTGTGTCTTACGTGTGTCCCTTAGTCGAACACACACCACAACGGGTACTCTGTAGGTGACTAGCGGAGGGTAGCCAGAGAATCCCTACCCTCTATTTCTAATGGTCAATCTATGTCATTTCATTTGATCCTCTCTCATTCTCAGGTACTATTATACCACAGAGAGTGGGATTTGTCAAGAGTTTATTCAATCTTTTTTTATGTGTCTTCATTAATCTTTTCGGCTTCACACCTCATTATACCACCCTTTCCTGAAATGTCAAGAGGGGTCGAGAAGGCGCTAGCGGGTGTCCTATGGGGATCTGCCTTCGGTCTGATCCACTCACAGTCTGTCTATGACACGTTACACACCATAGGCCTTCTCTGTCTCTATATAGTATCGTCATCTCTCTATTATATCACACACTTAGGTCAATGTCAAGTCATTTCGTAGGGGTGTCAAAAAATTTTGCTCCAAAAATAACCCCCTAAGACGACTAGTGCCACCCGATTTAAATGTCATTTATCCACCCACCTACCTTTTGCGTTATATTCCTTCTGCCACTCAATAAACCTCACAGGAACAGTCTCTAATCCCAACTCTATAGCTATATTCAGTCTATGATGACCTTCGAATATTCGGTCTTCACCACCCTCTCTCCTTAACATAATCAGTATAGGGTATTCTTCGTTAAAACCACAAGTCTCTATACTCTCTTTTAATTCATCATACCTTGCTTCTCTTTCTTCCCTAGTCAAATGGGATGTTTCTTCCTTACCATCATAGGCATTATCCCTATGTCTTCCTACTCCCCCTTTACCATATCGTTCCAATCCTAACTTACGGAGATAATGTGGATTGATATGATATAATTTAGAGGAAGTCTTAGTATAATCTATCATGTACCTTTTAACATTTGTTTCCTAGTTGAATGTCTAAATCGTGTCTTGGTATTACCCATCCATCGGAAAGGTGTACATAGTGTACATCTTGGAATTCGTCTACGCCAAGATTTAGACTTGCGTTTACCCGTCTTCTTTTTCTTCATATTTTACTCCTTCTTTCAGTATCCATTCTTTATGATGATGGTCGAATCTACAGTATTTTGTGAGGGTTTCACCTTTAGTGGCATACTCTTCTGGACACAGTTCTGGGTAGGTGATGGCAAAGTACCCCATGAGTGAGAGTCCTATGGCGATGATGTATGTCTGTGGAATTAGTATCATATCAATAGTGTCCTTCCATGTTCTTCTACGGAGCCTATTAACATTTTTCTGAGATCTTCTCGTTTATATTCCGGCCATTTGAGTAGTAATTCTTGTACTTTTTTAGCCTCTCCATACAGTGCTTCGTGTTGTATTTCTTGGAGTAATTGGTGTTCATTAAGATGTTCAGGGTGTTTCTCTGGAGAATCGTGTGGGATATCATCCATTCTACCATACTTGGCTTGTGATTCTCTCTTCTCTGTTGCGTTTTCGTAGTTATATTTGTATTTCATCGTAATATTAGGTCTATGGTTATGTAAGTGAAAAATGCTGTAATTATGAGTATTGGGAGGTGCATTACTATTCCTCTAATTGTTAGTTGTTTGAGTTTTTTGAGACTCATCGATTTCCTTTGTAATGTTTTGTATTGTTTGTATGGGATTCGGTGAATTGGTCACAGTGCGCCCTAGTATGATATAATCTGCGCCTAATTGAAAAGCTTGTCGTGGAGTAGTTGTACGGTGTTGACCAGTATTGTGACCTATGCCTGGACAGACTCGTTGGAAGTTATGTTCGAAATCTATGTAATCGATATCTGGGAGATCTTTCGGAGAACAGACTAGTCCATAGAAACCTTCGATTCTTCTGAGTGATTGTTCCCACATAGGATCTGGCATCTGTCTGCATATTGCATATTGATCTTGTGGAGTCCATGAAGTAAGGTAGGTAACACCTAATAGTTTTATATCAGATTTGAACTGCTGTAGATTGTCGAAAACGACATCGTTATTGAACGTAGAAATGGTTGTCATGGTGACTGAGCTTTCGATCAATCTTTCCACAACGGAGACTACTGTATTAGGTGTGTCCCAGAGTTTGAAATCAATGAATATTTCTTTCTTCTTCCATCCTCTGTATTTTAATCTTTCCCACAGTATATGGTTCAATTTGAATCCATCTACATAATCTGCTAGCTTTTTTGCTAGTTTGAATGACTCTTCATCCTCTAAAGATACTATAAGTTTCATTAACTAGTTTTCTCATTTTTAAGGGTCTGAACCAACCAGATCCTATTGAGATATGGTCAGCTCCTTCATTTAGATATTCTTCTATATCTTGAATTGTGGTCACTCCACCACCCGCAATTATCTCTATATTTATTGATTTGAAGTCTGTTCTCACTAGATTGATTAGTCTTTTGGTATAAGGAATGAGAGTCTTTCCTGAGAGTCCACCCTTCTTATGTGGTAGGGTATTTGAGAAATGTAGTTGTCTGAATCCTTGATTTACTACGTATTCGATCTCTTCTGGAGTGGTGAGTGGAGACATCTTGGCGATACACCATCTACGATCCTTGTTAGGCCATTGATTGATGAAATCCCACGGTAAGAACTTGGAGTTAGGACACGAAAGATTTAGTTCTATTGAGGTTGCTTGGGGGATGATTTTATTCATCTCTTGAAACTCGTTTCTATTGACTTCTGCAATAGAAATTACGTCATTTCTAGAGGCGTTATATAGACCTTTGACAAGACCAGGATTAGGTAGACCAAGTTTGTTAGTCCACCCCTCTTTTGTATATCTGAGAGACTTCAGGACTGCCCAGAATCTATTTCCTTGAGGGTTTAAGGTAAATGTACCATGTACTGAAGTTGTATGTCTTGTTCTAAGGTAATTACCAAACGGAGCTGCGATGAAAATGGTTGGATCATGTGATTTCATATAGAGTGTAACTCCACGTTAATTCTTCACCACCTACTATATCCCTATTGGCGAATATCCACCATGAACCATCTTCCATTAGTACTTTGCTACAATTAGGATCATCAGAATGATTACCGAAACCACCTAATGGAGTCCTTATATATTCACCCTCTTGATTGGGGTCTGGTATGTGTATCTTACCTATCATGACACCCTGATTGATAGATTCTTTTACGAACACTCCTAATCCCTGTATCGGAGAATTTTCTATTGTTAGGTATTCTGGTAATGGTCTATAGCTCATTTGTATTCACACGTTGGACAGTATTCTTCTGGGGTTTTGGCATTTTTAAAGGTTTCACAACCTTCAATTCTAGTACATATTAATTCTCTATCTTCTAGAGTTTTCTCTATTTCTTTTATTATTTCCACCTTCTCATAGATGTATTCTACTTGAGGTTCTTGTTGTTTTTTGTTATATATTACACCCGCTATTAACCCCACACACAAGATAATTGCTAGTACCCACAAGAACAAAGCTTGTAGTCCAAACTCTATCAGTTCCCATATTATCTGAAAGGGTTTTAACAAGATGCCCTCCACATCTTTCTTTTTTTACGTATTTTAGAGGCTGATATATCTTGTATATTTTGGGGTAATACTTCTTCTTTTATGGTGTAACCGACATCTCTACCATAGGTGATATGTGTAATATTAGGCATAGGATATATCTCATATTGTCCTATGTAGTCTTTGAGGGCTTCATTGATTTGTACTATTCTGTCTTCTAATGAGTATGGATTGTCTTCGTTTTTATCCAGCTCTCTGAGCAAAATAGCAACTTGTCCAGTATAGGAAAGTGCTTTTTTGAAGAGTTCTGTGTGTCCATCATGCCAGGGCTGAAATCTCCCTAACAGTTGTGTAGTAGGTTTTTTTGAATCTATTAATGATACATGTAACATACCAAATCCAGTAATTTTACTCATTTTTCAAGGAGTTCTTGTTTAATTTTCTCTACATATACTGCTCCATCCATGAGCTCTTCTTGTAGGTGTTGTAACCATTCTAGGGTAGAAAGATCAGTTCTTTCAGTATTCACACCATATTTACTTAGTCCACGTTCTTCTCGTGCTCGTAATTGAGACACCACATTCTCTACATTTTTATCCATTTTCTAACTCCTTGACACGCCGTTGTAGTGTGACAATCGTATCAGGAATTCCTGTTAATCGTTTATCTTCAGTTGGTTCAAGTAGTGTTTTCAAATGTGCTATCTCGGCCTTGAGTACCGAAATGTATGTCTGTATCGCTTTATCCATTCTATTTCCGTTGGTTAATGTATCGTTCTGTTTCTGTGTAACCACCTATATGTGCTCCATCGATGATTACTTGAGGTACAGTATTGACTTTCTTTCCACATGCTTCTTGCATTTCCTTTACTTTTTCTTTGCTATCAAGATCAATTTTAGTAATCTCTTCGCCATATTCTTTTAATAAATTTACTACTCTATCACACCAAACACAGTTAGTGCCTGAATATACTATTGCTGTCATATCCTCCTTTTATATACCATAAGAATCTACTAATAAATGTGAACACGTTACCACAAGAGAAAAACATATCAATATCAAGGTAACTATTATTATATTATGATGTTTCATCGTTGTAAGTTTTCGTTGTATTGTTGTTCTGCTCTACGGAGAGCCTTATTTTGATCTTTAACTCTTTGTTTAGCAGCTTCTTCTCTCTTAAGTTTCTTTCGGGCAGAGGGTTTAAGATAGTGTCTTCTGCGTTTGAGTTCAATAAAAAGCTCTTCTGTTATTACTTTATTCTTTAATTTTTGTATTGCCCGTTTGGGGTCTTGTTTTGGTCCTATGTTTATTGTAATCATATTATTTTATATCAGATTAGATAATTTCTTTTCCACATCACGTAATGTAAAAAACTTTGGAACACCATCACCTTCTTTCATATACGAAATCCAGTTCTCGGCGTTATAATTATAATTCGTTCCCTTATGACTAAACAGTTCAAACTGTCCAGTATCACCTTCTTGTATTATGACATTGAAACCTAATGCCTTCATTTCAGCAGAAAGACTTTCCGCCTGAGGTTTATAGTTTCAAGATCCACAATACTTAATCAACCAAGCTGGGTATTTTGGGTCTTTATTCATAACTCGACATATATCCTTTGTTGATTAGTTCTTTTGATTCTTTTTCTAATTCTTCAATTCTGTGTTCTAGGGTCGAAATTGTAGTGTACAAATGACCCGTATCATGTTCTTCAATTCTCGATCTGAAAACTTCTATTTGTTCTCTGAGTACTTCGATTGTTGCTGCTGTGTCTCTGTGACTTCTGATGTTATCTGTTCCCATGTTGAATCTCCTAGTTGTCTTACTGTAGCAATACATTCTCCATAAGGTGAATCCCATTCATCTGGGCTGATTAATGTTAGTACCAACTTATCATCCTTTTCATAGAGATAATATTCTTTTAGAGGTATAGGTTTAAATCCATACTCTGCTGTTGCTATGAGTTCTGCTAACCTCACTCTTTCAATAATTTCTTTTACTTGATCAACCAATAGAACTGCGTGTTCTTGAAGTTTCTTTATTTGTTGATCTGCGTGATGTCTCATTACTGTTAAACTATCTTGTTTAACAAGGTCTATTTCGAAATCACCCTTCCATACTATATTCTTTTCACCCATTCAATACTTTTGAAAAATAATCATCTGAGTGTATAGATTTATCACAAATATATAAATCCCAAACAGGCTTAGTAGCAACTTGAAGTTCATGATACTTACAACCCCACTCTTTAAGTTGTTTTTCAGTAAGTTCATAAAAAGCAGCCTTTTCTGTTATATGATCTGTTGATCCACTACCAGCACGTTTCATTAATTGTGTATGTCTATATCCTCTAGCAGTCCAATAAGTAATATTATGTTTACCATCATCATATAGAGAATTAATATGTTCAATTCTATCATAATAAGGTTTTATATCTTTATAGATGTTTAGTAAATCTTCAAAATCGAATGCTGCTATTTGACCCGTATCGGAACGGGGCACATTCACACCTTTTGTGTAATCTTTTATATCAAAGGATTTGTGTAAAGTACATATCGTACCATCTATATCTACATAAAGTTTTTTTTTCATAATAATATTTATTTTTTAAGATTTTCCCATATTTTATAATCTTTTTGATAATACTCTCTAAGGAAATTTTTAGTATAATCATTGGGGTGTATAGTCATGGCGTATTTGTTTGAAGAATTTACTTTCCAAAGAACTTCAAGATTAGGATAAATCTTTTTAATTTCTTGTTGAATATTTTCAAATTTTAAAATTATCTTATCTCTTAATCCATTTATCCAAGATGATTGAGGAGCCCAAGACTCATGCCATAGTGATGTTCCTTTTTCTAGTAATCTAGCTAACACATTAATGTCAACCGATTTACATATATCATAATCATGATGTTTCTGTGTGTCTCTGTCGTGCCAAAAAGATCTCTCCATTTGGGCATATCGATAAGAAGAAAGGAATCTTTCTAGGGGGTCACGAAATACACAAAACTTGGTGTAATCATTCCAATCCCATTCACTTAGGTAAGGTTTATAATCTTCCCAAAAATGATGACCAATATGATCCATCTTTCCAAATTCATTATTGACTGCTTTAATTATAGAAGTTCCTGCACATCTAGGAACATGAATAAAAATTACTTTGTTTTCTCTATCAATCGGCATATTTTTGGAGTCCAAAATTGTGCATCTTTGGTTGTCACGCGGAAATCATAAGTCTCTGGTTGAGTAAATAATCTATTAGTATCATCATATTTATCTGTACCTTTAGTATCTACCCATACAGTAAAATCGGCATTGAAAATCTTCCTTGTCTCAGGAGTTGGACAAATAAAATCACATACAACATAACCATCTTTTGTATCACAGAAGATTGCTAAATCTCTCATACGATATGCTTGTCTTATTCTACCCCTTTCAGTAAAATCCCAATCGTCAAATTTTTCTCTTATTTGATCTGCATTGAGAAGTTTTGCTTTTAGTTCAAGACATATCTGGTTTGCTAATGTACTCTTCCCTGTTTCGGGCATTCCCATTATTAAAATTTTCATCTATAATGATAATCCTGTCACATTTGATAAGTAATTCTTTTCAGCTTGATCTTTGGGTTCATCTACTGCAATAATCAAACTCTTTTTAATAACCACTTCTTCACATTTTCCTGCCATCAGCCAAGGCATGAGTGCCATTCCCACTTGATTAGCTTGGTTAGTTTGGACAGCTTGTAAAGTCATAGGTTTATTTAAAATAACTTCATCTTCTTTTTCTACACATCTAGATACTAATTCTTCTCCAGTTGATAATTTAATTATTTTAACTTTCATGGATATTTTTCTTTAAATATTGATAAGGGCTTGGAAAATCTTTAATTTGATTTCTCCAATTTTTTTGTCTTTCCTCAAGTTTCGTGGCATGAATAAAAGCTATTTTTTTCATAATATCTAAGTTACCACCACCATATTTTATTGAATGTACATCTGTAGGATTCCAATTCATGCCAGCCGCTAGTATATGAACAGGACTATATGAATTGAATTGATTATTAAATTGTCTATCTCTATATGCCTGATGAAATTTTCCCGATAAATCATTACAATTAGGAGAAAAAAGTTCTTCTGGCCATTTTTTATTTTGTATTTCTCTCCAATATTTAGAATCATCTCTATGGGAAAGGGCATAATTAGTTACTACTGTTGCCGCAAATCCATAATAGTCATCATGACACTTGGTAGTAAATTCTTTTCTATCCCATTCACTTACATGATCTCTTTCTAATATACGACATAAGTTAAATAGAAATTGATATGTACAATGTAGTCCATTAGATTGTAATGGTTCAATAAACCCAGCAGACAAACCAATTGCACATGTATTTTTAACCCATAATTTTGAATGAATGCCACATCGCATTGAAATCAGGTGATAATCTAATTCTTCGACATCTTCATATCCCTTTTTCTGTAGTTCTGCTTTAAACTCACATAAAGCGTGTCCTTTAGTAACGAATTCATCAGAAAACACATAACCCGCCCCCATTCTAGACCATAAAGGTATTTCCCATACCCATCCATTGTCTATAGCTGTACAATTTGTATAATTTACAATTTGAGTTTCAGGATCTTTATAGGGAATTTTTGTGGCCCATGCCAAATTATTTGTAAGATAATTATCAATGTGTATAAATGGAACATCAAATTCTTTTAATAATAAAGATTTAAATCCAGTACAATCTATAAATAAATCTGCTTTAAGTCTTCGTCCATCATCTAATATTAGATATTTAATTCCATTATCATCCAAAGAAGCCTTTTCTACTTCTCCTAGAATATGTGTAAAGTTACTGAATTTGTTACAGTAATTGTCTTTTAACCATATACCGAATTTAGTGGCGTCAAATTGATAAGAATATCTTGAATGTAATTGAACTTCATCGTTTATTTCATTTAGTTCTGAATGATCAGAATTAGAATTGAAACTATCAGTAAAGAGGGATTTGTTTTGATTTACAAGTACCATGCCTGGGAAAAAATTATTTGCATAATCACTTGTGGGGGAAGCTTGGGGGAAAAATATTTTTTTAAAATACCAATCATCCAATCCAATATTAGGTAGAACTCTTGGCTGACCAAAAGGATAATGAAATGTCCCCGAATCTTTACGATACCAATCTTTAAATGCTATACTTAATTTGTAGATAGAATCACAATGTGGCATAAAATCAAGATCATTAATTCCTACCAAATTTAACCAATTAGCAATACCTTGAAAACCACTTTGACCACCCGCAACAGTACTTTCTCCTACACCTATATTAGAAATATTTGGGGATTCTACAAGTGTAATTTTTTTGTTAGGAAATTCACTTAATAGTGTGGTTGCTGTCATCCATCCTGCAGTACCACCACCTACTATAATAATATTCATATTACAAACAATAAAATAAAGTATCGTAACCTTGTGAATCATAATCAACACACCAGTTACGAGGTTTCTGAAATATTAATGTACCTACTATTGCAATTTTTACTGAGTTCTCCCACAACCATGCTTCTGTAAGCCATGGTAGAAACCATACTATAGCTTCAATCATCTATTAATTTCTTTGTTAAATGTTGGATGAGGAGTACCACAAACATTAAGCCATTCTTGGTCATCCATAGTCCACTCTTCAAGTTTGTAATCATAGACCATCCACATTTGATGATCTTCCTTATTACAATATTCACAGTACATTTGTTCAATTATTGTTGTAGGATCTAATTGCTTAGAGTGAATACATCCTATTTGTCTCCATCCCTTTATAGGCTCTAATTCCTTGAAGATTGTTCCTTCAAATCCGCCCATTCTCTCTGTCAAATCTAAACAATGTTCATCTTTACCACATTTAACATTTTGTCTTAAAGGATCACTCCACTCCCAGTCATCAGGCAGTTTAAAATATCCTACACATCCAGTAATTACTAATGTTAATATAATTAGATACTTCATTCTTAAAAACGCAATTGTATAAATACGGGTGTAACACCGGTCAAATTAAAAGAAGTAAGGTAATTGAAAATAAAAAGATTACCAAAAAATTAAATAGAAAACATAATAGAATAAACACACTAAAGCGATCCATTCTATCTGCATCCAATGTCCGAAAAGTTTTCCTCTCAAAAAACCCCCCTTTCTGAGATATCAATCCCAAAGATCTTTATCCCAATCCTTGCGATAATGTTCTTTTGACTTCTTGTGTTTCTTTTTCTTCTGTTGACTAGAGGAAGCATCATTATTCCAAATTCTACCTCTACTCTTTCTTTCTAATATCGATCCCATTGCTCGGATCTCTGTTATACTTGCCATATTTTCCTCATAATGTATAAACGGCCAATACTTGACCAAGAATTAAGCCAGCAGCTATTGCTGACAAAAATATAAACCATTTAGTTGTATTATCTCTACCCAAAATCGTCCTTGTGTATAAAATTCTCACAAGACTCTCCGATGCCTGGAATTACAGGTTTTCGTGGTCTTGTCTTGTCGTTGATCAAATCAGGTTTTCCCCATCTCGCTTCACGAAAGAATCTATACTCGTTTTTTGGGTGAGTGCATCTAATACCTCCACCTATATCTACGAGCCATTGTATATGATGACAGTTGTTACAACAAACTACATCTCTAGGGATATCATCCCATACTCTATACTTACTCATATTATTTATTTAATATTACCACTATTATACATGATAATTGTAGAAAAGTCAAGTGTTTATTAATTTAACCAAAAATCATTAGATTCTTCTTCTAATATTTTCATTCTTGCTTTTTCACTTACTCTATCTGCTATTTCTTTGGTATAATTCATGTGTATTTGTACAAGTTTATTTTCATCGTAAGGTTTAGCTTTAGAAATATACATTGCTAATTTGATTGCATCTTGAGGATGATCATACCATTCGTGTTTCCAATATCCGGCTAAAAAATGTTGATCTTTAGTTTGATAAGATATTTCTCCAGAATTGTTTTCATACCATAGGTGTAGTATTCCAACAAATTCTTTTTCGTCTGGTGCTTCAAATCCTTGTATGATATGATTTATACCCATAGATGCTAGGAAGGGAAATTCAGGAGATCTATAAAGTTTATAACGAAACTGAATGTTCATAGCTTCACGTATTTCAAGAAGAGTTTTTTCATCCATCTTTTTCTTCTTGTCTCTTTACCCAATCTTCTAACCATTCTGTTTGTTGTTGAGCATTCTTATTGTCCAACATTTTTCTCAATCTATCATATTGAGCATCAAAATAATCTCCAAAAGAGCTTTGCTTTTTTACCATTGCCATGATCCACTCCATTTCATATTTGGTTCTCTATCAAGTAGTAAATAATCAACTTTTGTGGGCTCCATTTGAGCCAATGATTGTACAACTTCAACATGAGAAAAATCTGCACAAGAATAAACATCACATTGTACTAAGGCGGGTCTTTCTTCATCCCAAATGTGTATTGCTATATGTGATGTTTCTATCATCACTATTCCAGTTACACCACGATTACCTTCTTTAGTCACATAAGATGAATATGGACCTCCTAAGATATTCATGTCTATTTTTTTCACCAAATCGCGTAGCCATTTTTTAGTTTCAGTTGGAGTAATTAATGGTTCGTTCACTTCTGCTCTCATAATCATATGCTTGTGAACAACGTTTGGCATTTTACCTTTCTGAATCCACTATGTAAAATTCATTCCTTTTTTCTTGGATTTATTAGTGGTCTTCTTTTTTGTGGTTTTCTTTTTTGCTTGTTGTTTTTTCTTTCCAACTTTAATTTCTTTGGGCTTCCTTTCCACAGTTTTTTCTTCTAAGACATAATCTTTATTCTCTTTTTTAAATATTCCTTTTAGAATGTTTATAATATAGTCAATCATTGTATCTCCTCAACGGTTACTTTTAATGGATATTGATTATCTTTTGCTTCTAAAGCTGTATCATACGCTTTTTGTTCTGCTATTTCAAAATGATATATTCCTGCAACTCCCATACCATCATTGTGTACACTTAACATTATTCTTTCAGCTCGGTCAAATGGATGATGAAATACTTCTTGTAGAACAAATACTACAAATT